GAAGTTAAATTTGTACCACCACTATCAACAGCTAAGTACCCCCTGTATGTATCTGAAGTAGTTGTTAAATATATACTTGCTCCAGAAGCATTACCAATTTCTAATCCTCTATACCCACCACCAATAACTCTAGGGCTTGTTACTCCAATACCTACATTACCACTAGAGTCAATACGCATCCGTTCATTAGCACCATTAGTACAAAAAACTAGGTTTGCTTCTGAACGAACGCTGTAGTCTGATGCTGAACCTGAAGTTGCTAAATGATATGCGCTTCCAAGGTATCCAATAACAGTACCGTTATTAGCCCATGCCATCCATGAACCGCCAGTTCCAGTGCCATTTAAAAATATTCCAGCAGAATTTCCTGTTTTAACATTGAGCCTGTAAGAACCAGCGGTAGTTTCACCAATACCTACATTACCACCAGAGTCAATACGCATCCGTTCTGCGTTGTTCGTACCAAATATGCTTGCACCATTTTCATAGTTCCACATATAACCATTAGCACCACTTAACAATAATTGCAAACCGTCTACATTAGTTACGCCACTTGTAGAGTTTTGAATATTGATTGCTGAATCTGATGCTTTATAAACTGCTAACGGAACAGCAGGACTACTAGTTCCGATACCTACATTACCACTTGTATCTATGCGTAGTCTTTCGCTACCGCCTGCGTACATTGTTAGTGGTAGGTATGTTCCAGTTCCAGTAATATTAGAACGAATTGATGATTCTGTTGCGTTTATAAAAAGCTGTGTAAAACTAGCGTTTGTTGGGTCGCTGTTGTTATATACAGTTGCAGCAGAAATAGCAGATGTTCCGTTGGGTATAGCGTTTATTACTGTCGCTGCATTTGCTACACTATTTTGAAACATCACTCTATTAGCTACAGTAGCATTACTAAAATCACCAGTAATACGATTACCTGTAGAGGTAAATGTTAAGTTACCAGCTGTGCTAATTCCGCCTGTATTAACAGTAGCGCCAGTAACTGTAAGGGCTGGGGTTGTTATCCCTAGTGTGCCGTCTAATGTAATAGGCATATTAAATAATCACCAATCTTTGTCCAGATGCAATCGTCACCGTCACACCTGATGCAGTAGTAATAGGGCCAACAGCAAAGCCGTTAGTGCCAGTGGCTAGAGTATAAGTCTGGCTCTCTGTAGTTTGATTAACTTGAATTGACTGCCCAGAACCGCCCAAAGCAATCATCTCAGACGGCATATCTACGAATACGTTTTTAAGTGCAGCCCCAAAAGTAACTACCGCACCAGCATTAGACGAAGCAATAATCGTGTCACGAGAAAGAGTTGTACCAGAAGCCGTATAGGTTCCGATGCCTACTTCCCAGTTGTTTGTGCCCTGCTCATAAATAGTGTAATAGGTGTTATTCCCGTTACCTACGGCAGCAAACGACTGAAAGCCAGTAACAGCACCTAATAGAGTTAAAGTGCCAGTACCAGCAGTAGTTGACGTTTCTTGTACACGATCAGCTAAGACTAGAGCCATTTAAAGCTCCTTAGCCAGCAGCGCTGAGTGTGTAGGTCACATTTATTGTGTCGCCAGACGTTACAGTCTTAGAGCCAGCGGTAAAGTCACCAGCAGAAAATAGAACGCCTGTAGTGCTATCAATCGTAGCGGAACCACCCACGTTAATAAACGCACCTGCAACAGTACCTGAGCTAGTCATACTAAACACTACAGCAGAAGAAGTTGCCTTAACTGCTGGGTTAGCCGAAGTAGAAGCTGAGAAAGTTGGGGTTTTGCGGGTGCCAGAATACGTAGGAGCGTTAGCACCGCCCACTTCTAACCAAGTAGCGTGGGAAGATTGTGTGTCGGCATATGCTGCAGTGCCAGTACCTTTTAGACCCATAACAATTGCACCAGCTGCGGTGTTACCTAAATAGGCATCGTTTAATGAGGCACGGCCTACGTTAGTTGTTAGGTTTTCAATAACGTCAGACCACTTCTCAACACCATTGGCGTCAAAACAAGTAGCCACATATACACCTTCAAGGCCAACAGTTTCGATTGAACCGCCACCATAGGAAGCACTAGCTCCGAAGCTATCGCCTAATTTTGTTATTTCAGAACTCATAAATACTCCTTAAGTCAATCTAATAATGGCGTTTGCTGCATCCGCCGTTGGGAAAGTTACAGTAAACGTATTTGTAGCCGTTTTATCTGATCCAAAATCTAGTACCGCAACCGCTGCATTTGTAGTGCTATTGTAGATCAAGGCCCCTCTAGCAGTAAAGCTCGCTGGGCTCCAAGTAGTGTTTTGAAACGATATGTAAGCTACCTGCTCATCAGTGGCTGGAACGATTCGGGTAAGCGTATTACCCCCAGCGGTATACCCCCCTGTACTACTTATTTCGTTAGTCGTTGTATAAACCAACGTTGTGTAGTCTAGGTTTGCAAAAGAGGTATAAAGCGCAATCTTATATGTATACGGTGTGCCAGCAGCAAAGTTCTCTAAACCGCTTAAGCAGTTCTTTTTGAAAACGGTACATAAACCCTGTGATATTGGCATTATGGGTTAACCTTAATTTTAGCTTGCCCATCACGATACGCATCGCCACGCTCAAGGCCAGTACCCAAACGGTTAAGTTGTTGCAGTGCGTCTTGGAACTGTTTCTCATAGTAGGCAACCATGTCTTGCTCGCCCTTTTGGAAAATAACAGCTTCCCGCATTGCACCATAAAGTAAACATGGGTCATAGTTATCACCAACCCAGCTTGTGCCAAGGGTGTTATCAACCGCAGTAATAGTGAACTGAAAGCCTGATCCTGTACCGCCAAGGTTTGCTGTAGCGGCAGAAACTACGTCACCAACCACGTAAAAGTTACCTAGGTTGTTAAAGCGAACGTTCGTAACTACGTTGCCAGCCACCGTAATGTTAGCCGTAGCACCCGACCCAGAACCACCCGTAATAGGCACGTTACTGTACAAGTTGTTGATATAGCCAGACCCTGGCGTAATCGTGCCAGAGCTTACAGCTCCTTGCACAATAGATATAGGGTAGTAAAAATAGTGTAGTTCTACGTTATAACTACTATCTGGTGTTGGTCCAAGAATAAAAGACAATTCGTTCGTAAGTGTGTATTGAGAGCCAAACAATGCGTAGTACTTAGGCTCCCCCGTATCGGTTGGCTGTGGGTACGCTTGCCGAATGAAGTTAACATCTTTGTTAAGCAAGTACTCATAACTACCGTCCGCCTTAATTACCGCCATTGAAAACGTAGATAAGTAGTCAAGCGGTGCAGAAAGATACTTGTTGCTGGCTGTTAATGTACCTGTTACGTTCTTACGCAGTGGGGGTAACTGAACGGTGTTGTAAATGCGTTGTTCAGCTTGCCGAACAAACGTAGATATGTTGTCTACAAACAGTTGTTCAGTAGTTTCAACATAATCTTGTATTGCTTGGTAAAGTTGAACATAGTTCATTAAAGTCTACCTTTAAGCCATTGGCCCACGAGCAATACGACCTTTAGTAGCAGCACCATTACCACGTGTTTCAATACCAGAAGTTTTGGTAGGTTTGTCGTTACCTTTGTTGATCTTGCCAACAGAGATGTTCATCTCATCCATAACCTTAGCGCCGGTTGTATCTTTAATAGCCCCAGCAACAGTTACTTTCTTACCTTCCATGGTGTGTGGCTCAGCATACACAGACGCTGGACCTACTTCTTTACCGTCACGTTTCATTGAGTATTTAGGCATGATTAACGCCCTCTTCCTGCGCTTTTGCGCATCATTCCTTGGTTAGCTATTTTAGCCATATTGCGACCCATTTTTAGCATTTGCTCGTTAGTTTTACCGCCCGCACCACCTTTGCCACCCTTTTGGATGCCAACGCTTGGGCCTGTATCACCTAGGTTTGTACCCTTGGTTTTACCTTTTTTAGTTACACCGTCTGCGCCTTTTTTAAACATGTCTTTCTCCTATGTTGTCGTTACCGTTACATTACCCACTTGCCCTTGTGAAAGCAAGTAATTTGGCGTTAATGGGGTATCAAAACCGCTTGCTCCGCCCACGGGTGCCCAGCCCCACTGAAACACTCTGCTACCGCCTGTAGGGTCTCCAAACCCGGTAAGCGTTGAACCTGCATTTTGATTTAACTGCAAGCCCGTATATCCACCCTGATAGTACGTATTATCCGGTCTTGGGTTCCGTAATGCTTGCGGATCTTCAACGGGATACATACCAAGTTGTAGTTGTGGATGATCAGGATCCCAGCATGCCTTACATACGTATAGCTGATATGGCTTGGTCTTGATAATCTCAATGCGTAGCTCTTTTAACTGAAACCTAAAGTTACAGCGGTCGCACTGCGATATAGCCCGTTTACCAGATGCAAAGGTGTTTGGCATGGTTAGCTCTAGGTAATGTACATACGGCGTGGCACAAAGCGGTCAGGCGACTTATCTCTGTCTTCTGTAGCCGCAAGCTCCCAAGCCTCGTCATACTGCTGTTTTAGGACCGGCAGACGTATGTCCGCACCCGGAATCTTCAACGCCATGTAATAAGCCAGACCGGCAATCAAACAGGGCAAAAAACGAAACGGGATGTCCATTGTATTAACGCCGTTGCCTGCGTCATGAATACGGCGCAGTCGCCAATAAACAAACGTGTAATACGGGTCTTGAGACGTTCCTTGGTCTGGGGTAGGCCAGATAACAATCTGGGGAGCATTAACGCCTGCTGGTGGGGTAGAACTACTTGTACCTGCGTAAGTTTCTCCAGACTGCCGGTTTACCCATACTTGAATAGGGCGAGCTTGCTGCAACTTGTTGGGGATTGTTGCGTATGTAGATACTGAGATGCGTGAGATTGTTAGGTCTGCTTGAGTGTTCTGCACCCCAGGGTTTGTACGAATAACATGCTCAATCAAATCTACAGTATCAAGTGGTAAGGCATAAACACTTGTACCTTGAACTAACGGAATCTGCCCCTGCTCAATCGTCCATAAGTTAATGCCTCGGTTTGCCCAATCGGCAAACAACAGATTCAAAGAACGACGTGCTGTACGCAAATCATAGCCAGAACGAAGCTCTGAGCCACAGCGCTCAAATGCTTCTTCGACCATCTCCGAGAGATCAAGATTAAATGTTGCATTGGCGACTACGGTCATCTTTTAGCTAACCTTTCTGTACGGTTTTACTTTTGCTTTTATTCCTTTGGGCTGGGGCACGAACTGTTTTCCCTGTGCTTTTCCGGCTCGCTTGGCTCTTGTTGTGGCTGCGTACTCGGCTGGGCTTAGCGCCTGTATTGCTCTTTTTGGCAAGTACCGCTCCCCCGTCTCGGACGATTTCTTCCCTGACTTGGTCTGCCAGTCTTGGTCGCCCCAAGCCTTTAAAGATTGCTGTGATTTTGCTAAGCCACCCCCAGCCATTTTCTTTTTGCTGGCGCAATGAGCCTTCTCCGAGAACCCCTTTGGACTCTCGCAGTTGATCGACTTTTTGCGTTTGTCTGACCATTTCACTTGTACCCGCCCCCTGCTGCTTTGTAACGTTTAGCCATTAACTGGGCTTTGCGGGCTGACCATTGACCAGCACCAGTGCCTTGCACCGCAGCGGCTTTGATACTGTTAAAGATCCGTTTACGTAACTCAGGCTTGGTATAGTTACCTGCCTCGTTTACTTTGGATTTGGTTTTACCACCTTCTTTAAACGTATCAGCCGCAGTTAACGATCCGGGCTTCTGTAGTAATTTTTTAGCTATAGCGGAAGCTGTACCACCTTTAGTGGTAGTAACGCTTTTACCAACCTTACCAACTTTACCGCCCTTGGCGTACATCTCCACATCGTTAGGGTTGTCCTTACGATGAATGACTTTCTTGCCCGGCATCTTAGAGGGGTTTATATTGCCCATGCCTCGACTAGCTCTCATGCTCTTGTCCTTCCTCTAATTGCTATGCCATCTGCACGTTTAGAAGCAGAAGATACCTTACCGCCTTTTTTCATACCAACTTCCGCTTGAGCCTGTTGTTTGGTTTTTCTACCCGCAGCAACTTCGGCTTCCAAAGCTTTAATCTTTTCGTCTTGAGATTTACTAGTTTCGCCAGTAA